CATTACTATAGTAGTTAGTGACATAGACCCCTTGCAATTCCTCCCGTAGTCGAACAGAATGGCCCATATGGCAAACATACGCTGGGGACGGGTTATTCTGGCGGCAGTAGCGGCTGAGGTTCTGGTGATTCTAGCGTTGCTCGCGGCTAGCGCCGTGTTCAAGGTGCCGGGCGAATTGGCCGGCTACTATGTTGCTCCGCCCGCCAGCGCCATAGCTACGTTCCTGATGGTGTTGTGGGTGGCTCGCAAACTGGAATCCCGGTTCATCCTGCATGGTGTGCTGGTGGGGCTGGTGGGAGTGGTACTGACCGGCGGGTTCATCTTCATAGCGAAGCCTGAGGATCGACTGATGTATGTCGTCTCCTTCGTCCTTCGAATCGCCGCAGGGTATTTGGGTGGTATGGTGGCGCAGAAGCCGGTAGCAGCGCGGGAGGCGCGGGCACAATGATTCGAGGCATAAAATTCGTCAGCATTCCGGTCACGGACCAGGATCGCGCGCTGGCTTTTTATACGGAGAAGCTGGGGTTCCGCGTGGTGACGGATCAGCCGTACGACGACCAACAAAGATGGATCGAATTGGGCATTCCTGGAGCGGATTCCGGCGTGGTGCTGTTCAATATGGGCGACGCGATGAAGCCCGGGGGCTTGACCAACATATCGTTGTGGGCGGACGACCTGGAAGGCACGGTTCGTGAGTTGAAAAGCAAGGGCGTGGAGTTCGTGATGGAACCGAAGCGGTTCGATTGGGGAAGCGCATCGATCTTCAAGGACGCCGACGGGAACCGCCTGATGCTGAGCTCGAAATAAAGAGACAGGCGACGAGATTCCTACTGCGGACACAAGGGGACAGCCAGCCGATTTCGGGGCGATGCTGCGGACTGTGGGGCAGTAGTTCATCGAAATCGGTAGGCAGTCCCCGATTTTCATCAGCGACTACAAGGCGATAGTCAGCCGATTTCGGGGCAATGTTGCGGACAAATGCGACGGTAGTTCATCGAAATCGGTAGGCAGTCCCCACTTTTTTCGAACAGAACGACGGTAGTTCATCGAAATCGGTAGGTAGTCCCCGCTTTTCTTCAACAACTTAGCAATTCGCGGAACACGTGGGCTCGAAGTGTGCGGATAGACTTCGGTCGTGAGCAAACTGAGCGAAAGCAAAAAAAAAAGACTCAGGCCGCGGTAGTAGAAAAACTGCTGAAAAACGTGGAGAAGAAACTGGCAGGAAAGGACGTAAAGGCGACCTTGGGGGATTACATCAAGCTGATGCAGCTGCAGACGGAACTGGAAGAAGAAGAACCGAAGGACATCACAGTGACCTGGGTGGATCCGAAACCGGAAACATAGAGTGTCGAAACATTGAATATCGGGCACTGCCGTCACAAAAGCGGTTTCACGAATCGGGGGCGAGGTTCAAGGGTTTTTCGGGGCCGATCGGCTCGGGCAAGAGCCAGGCACTGTGCCAGGAAGCAATCAAGCTGAGTTACTTGAATCCGGGGCGAACAGGGCTGATCGGGGCTCCGACGTATCCGATGTTGCGGGACGCAACGGTGGCTTCGCTGCTGGAGGCGCTGGCGAAGAACGGGATTCCGCATGAAGTGAATCGCGCGGAGAATTTCCTGGTGATGGGGGAGACGAGATCGAAGATCTTGTTTCGGGCGGTGGAGGAGTTCGAGAGGCTGCGCGGAAGCAACCTGGCGTGGTTCGGACTGGACGAACTGACGTACACGTCAGAAGAAGCCTGGCTGCGGCTGGAAGGCAGGCTGAGGGATCCAAGGGCAGCCAGGCTGTGCGGGTTCGCGGTATGGACTCCGAAGGGTTACGACTGGGTCTATGAGCGGTTCGTAGCGGAGAAGGTGGACGGCTACGAGGTGGTGGCGGCAAAAGCGTTCGAGAATCGGCATCTGCTGGAGCAGGTGCCGGATTACTACGAGCGGCTCAAGAGCAGCTACGACACGCGGTTTTATCAGCAAGAGGTCCTGGGTCAGTATTTACACCTGCACGCGGGGCGGGTTTATTACGCCTTCGAGCGCGAGAAGAACGTAGCCGAAGTGAAGGTGGATAAGAATCGGGCGCTGCTGTGGGCGCTGGATTTCAACGTGGATCCCATGTGTTCGGTGGTGGCGCAGGTGGAGGGCGAAGGGGTGCTGGTACTGGACGAGATCGTATTGAGCCGGGCGACGACACAGCAGGCGTGCGAGGAATTTCAAAACCGGTTTCCGGAACATGGCGCGGGGTTGAAGGTGTATGCAGACGCGTCGGGAGCGCACATGCAGACGACGGGGACGTCGGACCTGACTGTGCTGAAGAAGTTTTTTCGAAGCGGCGAGTATGGGGCGGTGGAGTTCAAGGTTCCAAGATCGAATCCGGCGGTGCGGGATCGCGTGATGGTAGTCAACGTGGCATTTCAGGGGATGAAGATTGATTCGCGTTGCAAAGAGTTGATCAAGGATCTGGAACAGGTCGGGTACAAGGAGAATACTCAGGTGATCGACAAGGATCGGGATCCGCGGAGGACGCACTTGTCGGATGCGCTGGGGTATCTGGTTTGGCAGGAGCTGCGGGTGGGGGAGAAGGTCGGAGAGAGAGGGTCCAGGCTGATTTGAGTCTAAGGCCCGGGCTGCAGGCTGAAGCCTGCTCCACGAGGAGAGTGATGGCGTTCGATATCGATCAAGAGCATCCGGAGTACGTGGCGAAGAAGGCCGCCTGGAGACGATACCGCGATCTATATGCGGGCGGGGAGCAGTTTCGGGTAAACGCGGCGGAGTACCTAATCCCGCGGCAGAGGGAGCCAGGCGAGGTTTACGCGGAGCGGTTAAGCCGGATTTTCTACGAGAACTACGTAGGATCGATCGTGGACTGGTACGGCGCGACGCTGTTCCGGCGGGAGCCGGTGATCACGTTCGAAGGGAACGATGAGGCTTCGAAGACGTTCTTCGCGGCGCTGGTGGAGGACTCGGACCGACGAGGCACGTCACTGGCGGATTTCTTCCGGAAGCAGTTCACGGAGAGTCTGGTGACGGGCACGAGCTACGTACTAGTGGACTTTCCCAGAGTGACGACGCGATCCGGGACACGTGGGGAAGAAGACGCGAGCGGAGCATCGCGGGCGTACCTGGTGGAATACGGCGCGGACGACGTCATCAACTGGAGCCTGGACGATTGCGGGAACTTCGAGTGGGTGGTGATCCGGAGGAAGCAGATCAAAAAGGATCGCGTGGAAGATCCCGAATGGCGATGCGAAACCACTTGGGCTTATTACGACAAGCGCAATTACCGAATTTACGGTGAAGACGGGATCAAGAGTGAAGGGGCGCACGCGCTGGCGAAGATCGGGCAGACGCCGCTATTCGCGCTGCGGATTCCGGAAGGCCTATGGATGCTCAACCGGGCGGGCTCGCTGCAACTCGAGCATTTCAACAAATCGAACGCGCTGAGCTGGGCGCTGACGATGGGACTGTTCGCGATGCCGGTGGTGTATTCGGACCGCGAATGGAGCCAGATGGTGGGCGAGAGTTATTACATCCAGCTTGGACCGCAGGACAGGTTCGGCTGGACGGAGCCGGAAGGAAAGGTCTACCAGATCGCCGCGGACAACCTGGTGCGGCTGCGGGAAGAGATTTACAGGGTTTGCTATCTGAGCCAGGCCGGCGTCGAACAGAGCGGAACGCAGCACCAGAGCGCGCTCAGCAAACAGATGGATTTCGCCATTACGCAGGAGGTACTGCGCGGATACGGGGACGCCATCAAGGAGCAGATCCGGCGAGTGCTGCGGGCGACGGCAGCGGCTCGCGAAGACGAGTTGGACGTGAGCGTGACAGGGATGGACGAGTTCGACATCGCGGACTTCGGGACTGAACTGGAGGACGCAAAGCAATTACTCTCGCTGGGCGTGACGTCGCCGACGCTGACGAAGGAAGTCTTTAAGAAACTGGCGCTGAAGTATCTGTGCGACTCGCGGCAGGACGTGAAGGACAGGATCGCGGAAGAGATCGAGGGGTGTGGGGACAGCCAGCCGATTTCGGGGTGATGCTGCGGACGGAGTGGGCGGTAGTTTATTGAAATCGGTAGGCAGTCCCCAATTAGGAGAGACATGGAAGAAACGGATATTCGGGCGGTGCTGGAGGAGCTGGCGGAGGAGCGGCGCCGGAGAGAAGGCCTGGAGAAGCGGGTGGAGGAAGCCGAGCGGGGATCGGCGATCCGGGCAGAGCTGCAAAAGCTGGGCGTGGCGAAGCTCGATCTGGCGTACAAGGCGGTAAAGGATGAGGTGCCGCGCGACGGCGGAGAAATGAAAGAGTTTCTGAAGAAGTTCGTGGGCGAGAATCCGGAGCTATTGCCGGCGCGGGTGGCGGGAGGGTCGGGAGCAAGCGGCGGGGGACGTGGGAGCGGGGCCGCGCCAGGCGGGGTGGACATCGAAAGAATCCGGCCGGGGATGAGCGCGGAAGAGATGGACAGGGTGAGGCAGGAGATCGCGCGGGTGGCGTCGCAAACGCTACGCGGGCTTTAAAAGAGCAGGAGACAGAAGAGGAGATGGAATTATGGCAGCAATTACATCAAGTAACGTAGCGAACGCGATTGTGAAGCTGGTGGCGGCGGACGCGCTACCCGCGCTGATGGGGAACCTCGTCATGGGCAACCTGGTCAATCGAGACTATGAACCGGCGCTGGCACAAGCGGGAGACACGATCAACGTGCCGATTCCGCCGGCCATGACGGCGCACAACCTGACGGAAGGCAGCACGGTGACAACGCAGAATCCGAGCCTGGACAATGCGCAGATTGTGTTGAACACGCACGCAGAAGCGACCTTTCTGATTCCGGACGTGACCAAGATTCTGGCGGTTCCGGATCTGCTGAAACTGTACATGCAGCCGGCGGTGGTGGCACTGGCAGAAAAGATCGAGTCGGACTTGACGGGCCTGTATGCGAATTTCACAGCCAACACTGCGGTAGGGACGGGCGGGACAGCGATCACGGAAGCGGTAGTGGATTCGGCGGAAACAGCGCTGTTCGCGGCCAAGGTACCTCCGAACTCAGCGAAGTTTCTGGTGGTGGATCCAGGCACGTATTCCACGCTGCGGCAGATTCCACGGTTCAGTGAATTCAACACGGCGGGCGAGGCAGGCTTGCGGGCGCTGGTGGACGGGGCGGTGGGGAAGATGAAGGACTTTTACATCTTTCGATCGCAGTTCGTGGCGAAGACGGGGACGAGTCCGGTAACCACGCACAACCTGGCGTTCGCGCGGGATGCGATCGGACTGGTGGTGCGCCGTCTGCCGAGGCCGCTACCTGGGACGGGTGCGATCGCCGAGTACGCGGAGCTGGGCAACTTTGGGATGAGGGTGACCATGAGTTACCAGCCGAACACGTTGGCGCAGCAGTTCACCGTGGATGTGCTGTACGGCGCAGGAGTGCTGCGAAACGTTTTCGGGGTCCAGGTGAACAGCTAGGGATGCGGCTGGCTGAAAAGCCGGCCCTACCTACTGAAAGCAGCCTATGGATTTGCTCGCGTATTACGAAAAGATCCGCAAGATCGAGGCAATGATCGAGGCGGTGTTCGCGGTGGTGACGAGCCGTGCGACGCCGGATGGAGGCCGGGCCGGAGTGATGACGGAGCTGCCGCGAGCAGCTGCGGCGCGCCTGATTGCAGACGGGAAGGCCGACCTGGCTAATCCGGAGGAGACGGCACAATTCCGAGCGGAAGCGGAGGCGAAGTGGAAAGAGGCGCAGCTGAATGTTGCTGACAGACGGTAGTCCGAACAACAGCGAGGACCTGCGAGTGTATGAGTCGGCAATCCTTGGGCTAGCGAACTTAGAGGCGATTGACCTGGGAGTGAAGCTGGACCTGGCGACCGAAGAGATCGCGGAGGCGGTGCTGGATTTTCTCCTGGATCATGCAGGCACGAACCTGCAGGTGTTTTCGCCTTTACAGATCGGGACGCCCGCGGCCCGGCGCAGATCGATCGGCGTATCGGACGTGGTGGTTACGCGGCAGCTGAAGCGATGGCATGCGGTACACACGCTCGAGATCGTCTACCGCGATGCGTTCAACAATCAGCTCAACGACCGATATCAGCCCAAGTTTCTGGAGTATCGAGAGCTGACGCGGAATGCGCGGGAGCACACTTATCATTTCGGCGTGGGGCTGGCGCTGGTTCCGATTCCGCAGGCACAGACGCCCGTGTTCAGCGCTGTGGCAGGGCTTATTCCCCAGACCACTTATTATGCACGGGCGTCGTGGGTAGGAGCATCGGGTCAGGAAGGAGAGCCGAGTGAGATCACGGCTTACGGTGCGCCGGCTGGGAGTCTTCCGGTGGTGCAGATGACAAATCCTCCCGCAGTCGCGACGGGTTTCAACGTCTATCTGGGCCTGACTCCGGATGCGCTGGCCTTGCAAAATTCGACACCGGTCCCGGTGGGGCAGAGTTTCACGTTGCCGAGCACGGGGTTGGCGGCGGGTGCGGCGCCGGGAGACGGGCAAGCCGCCGACACCTATATCAGTGGCGGTTGGATGCTGAGGCGGGGTTGAATCGATGGCTAAGACGGGCAGCGTTGCAACGCGCAAAATGGTGGAGTTCCTGACTGCGACCGGCGCGGGGCTCGGTCCGGCGGTGGCGGGGATCGCGCAAGAGACCGGGGTGGAGCTGGCTCCGATTCCGCCCGCCCACGTGATGAACCAGAACGTTTCCGTCGAGCTGAGCGAGCGGGCGCAGGTGGTGAAGTATCCGGCGGTGTACGTGTATGTCGACCGCGTCAGGAATTTGTTGACGGAAAAGTTTCGTGTGTTTTCGGGCAAAGTGCGCACGGTGGCCGAGGTGCGGGTTTCGCAGGACCGGATCGAGGGTGTTGAGGAGCGACTGCGGCTGTATGTGGAGGCAGTCACACAGGTGTTGGACGCGAATCGGGGGAGCTGGGGAGAAGGGGCGTTTTTCACCGGCGGGTACGAAGTGAGTATCGATCCAGTGCGGCACGGCGGGAGAAACTTCCTGCAGATCGCGAAAGTTGAATTTGAGGTTGACGTGTCCCTATGAGTTGCTACATATCATCGAATAACAACAGAGTGTACGTGGCGCTGGAATCGAGCTACGGCCAGGCGGCCGGGATCACGGGCGCGAATCGGATCCCAATTGTGAAGTTGACGGCGCGGCAGGTGCCGGAACAGACGAGCCGCCGGGATAAGACGGGAAGCCGAACGTTTCCGGGATTGCCGAACAGGATCCGGAGGCGGACCAGCTTTCAGCTGAACACGTTCATGACGCAATGGTCGGACCAGACTTTGGCACCGACGGAGGGGCCGCTGTTTCAAGCGGCGATGGGAGCATCGCCAGTAATCTTCGCGGGCGGAACAGTGGCGTCCATGACCGGACAGACGCAGATCGAATTCGCCGCAGCGCATGGGCTGACGCCGGGTCAGGCGATCACATCGGGCGGCGAGATACGGTTCGTGGCGGCAGTACAGAACACGACGACGGTGTTTATCAACGCGGCGTTTTCGACCTCGCCGGTGGCCGGGTCGGCGATCGGAGCCACGGCGACATTCCGACTGGCAAACGACTTGGGAAGCACGACGATCTACGACTACTGGGATCCGAGCACGGTGGTGCAGCGGATCCTGAACGGCGCTGCCATGGATGGAATGAAGGTGACGGTGAACGGAGACTTCCACGAATTCGAGTTTTCAGGTCCGTCGCAGGACCTGCTGGACAGTGCGAGCTTCGTGAGTGGGCAAGCGGGACTAGACAATTATCCAGCGGAACCGTCCTCGGCGGATTTCGACTACACGATTGTGCCCGGGCACCTGGGACAGGTGTGGATGGGGGCGCCGGAGAGCCAATTCTTCACCTTAACGGCGGCGCAACTGACGATGACCAACGGCATCGCGCAGCGGCTGCAGGAGTTCGGCAGCGATTTTGCGAGGTGCATTACGGCGGGTGAGCGGACGGTGCACCTGAATTTCAGGATCTTCGAGCAGGACGACGCGCAAACGAAGGGGCTGTATCAGGCGGCGCGGCAACGGTCGCCCATCGGGGTGATGTTGCAGTTGGGAGAGCAGCCAGGCCAATTGTTCGGGGCGTACATGCCGGCGATGGTTCCGGAAGTACCGGAATTCGACGATAGTGAGACACGGCTGCAGTGGTCGTTTCACAACGATCGAGCGCAGGGGACGGTGGATGACGAGTTGTATGTCGCTTTCGGGTGAAGGGCGTTCGGGTAACACAGCGCACGAGAGCTCGGCGTGGTTCGACGCGGAGACGTGTGCAGGGGTGCGGTTTCGAGTGGCGCGGATATCCGTCGCGAGAAGAATCGAGCTGGCGAGGAGGATCCGGGAGATCGGGCGCAAGGTTGAGTTTCTGGAAGCCGGGCAGGATCCGCGAGAGAAGCTCGAGGTTGCGGTGCTGGTGGCGGAAATCGACCGAGTGTATCTGGAGTGGGGGTTGGAGGAGATCCAGGGGTTGGCAATCGATGGGGAGGAGGCCACACCGGCAGCCCTGATCGAAAAAGGCCCATTGGACCTCGCCAAAGAGATGCTGGGCCGGATCAAGCGGGAGTCCGGGTTGAGCGAAGACCAACGAAAAAACTGATTGTCGCATTCCATTTCCTGCGCGGTGATGGGTCCCGATGGGAGTGCGACGCGTGCCGGAAGCAGGGACTGGAAGCGCGGAGACGCTGCGGATTTCTGCCGCTGGAGCAGCGGGGGGCGAAGCGAATCGTTTGGGCGCGGGGCTCAGCGTCGACCGAGGAGTGCCCGAAGTCGGCCATAACGGCGGAGAGTATCGAGTATCTGGAACGGTTTTCTGCCTGGAAGAACTGGGGGTGCAGGGATCTGACGGCACGCGAGGCCGACGCATTTCTGGCGTTGGAACGGGAACTGCGGGCGGAGGGGAATAATGGCAAGTGATCCGGGAACGTTGGG